AAGAGCTATACAACTTGAGCTCTACATACCACAAAATGGTTAAAATGGGTCGTGGTGATGAACCTGCTGTACAGGAAATGAAGGTACGCTTGAACAAGCTTCAAGGTGATTACAATCGTATGATTGACATGCAGGGAGTGTCGAACGAATTATAATTTCAAAGGTGTCGAATTCGATACCTTTGGTTGTTAATAGCTTCCTTGATAATCTTAGGAGCTCCGTTTTATTGCGGAGTTCCTTGTTCTTCAAATTCTGGTTCTGGAATGTAAGTTTCGTTATTCATGATAATGTGTCCAGCATGAGAGAATTTCTATTGTTTTTTCTTCTTCATGCACTTGGTAAACCAATCTATGTTGAATGTTAATGCGTCTTGCGTATGTATCCTCGCCAGATATTGGCTCAAAATACGGTGGGAAAATATAAGGGTCTTCCTTAATTAAGCCAATTAAAGCATCAATTTTGTTAATATATTCGCTTTTGATGGCTATTTTGTAGTCACGTTTTCCTCTATTAGAAAACTGTATGTCGTACATTATATACCCTCTTTGACTAAATCTTTTTTAAACTCCTCCAAAGAAGAATATTTTTTTGTCTTTGGATGGTTTGGGTTTTTAATGTCATCAAAAAGCTCTGGGTCGTCCTCTCGCTTTAAAATTGTGCAAATTCTTCCTGTGTCGGGATCAGTAAGTCCTGCTAAATCTGAGCTGTTTTTTAATACAATACGCAACATAGCTTGGTAAACAAACTCAGACATAGACATGTCTCTCTTTGAAGCCTCTTTTTTAAATGCGTCCACAATGAACGGTTCAACGCTAAACGATATTTGTTGCTTTCTCATACAGTAAACAATACAGTAAATACTACCTTAAATGTCAACAAAAAACATTGTTTTTATATAATCTATAGAAATTTTTACAAAAAAATTAAAAAAAACTTAACAAATAGAAAATTTTCTATTATATTTAATCTAACAAAGGCATCTCTTTTCAAGGGTTTTGGACACGTCCCTTTTATTTAAACTTGCAAAGCGTGGCAAATTTTGAGGCTCCACGATGAAAGAAACTCATAATGAATCGACCCTGAGTTAAAACGCTAATTCACAACTAGTAACTTTAACAATAGGAGACAATTATGAGCTACACAATTACTCAAGCTCAGATTAGAAAATTTGATCCCGAAGTAAAAGGGGTCTATCAAGCTAATTCGCGTCTCGGTGGTGTTTTCCATGAAAACAATGCACTGGGAGCTTCAACTTACCAAGTAACTCGTTTGGGTTATGGCATTGGTTCGATTTCCGTTCCTGGTGCTGATATCCCGAATATGAACTCAGCCACGTTGCCAACCACGATTTCGTTGGAAAACTGGAATCATGCTGAATATGTTGACTACTTCCAAGCAAGCGAAGTCAACTGGGATGCAATCGGAAAGTCTGCGACTGAAGTTTGCGCACCTGCTGCAGGACGCCGTAAGGACCAAATCATCATCAACGCACTCGACCAAGTACCGGCAACCTACGATATCGCTTGGAACTATGCAGGAAACGCCGCTGGTATCAGCGAACGTATGGTACAACATGCAAATGCTATGTTGTCACACAATGCTGTTCCGTTCGAGGATCGTTACTTTATTGCCCCATACAGCGTATTGGAAATCATGTTGTCCACGCAAGAATTTGTAACCCGTCAATGGGTTGGTGAGTTGCGTCCAGCTTTGGAAGGTAAACTTGTCAACTTCGGTGGATTCAAGTGGATATTCATGGCTAACAACCCTGAAGGTGGAATGCCCTTCATCGACAATGGTGATGGAACTGTTACATACAACTGCTTTGCTTGCCACAAGCGCGCTCTTGAAGTCGCTGTTGGAGAAGGCAATGTTGGCGGCTCTGGTGTTCCGATGTTGCGTATTGACCGTGTACCTGAAAAGGGTTCGTGGTTAGTAAATGCTCCGTTGAGCTGTGGTGCTGCTGTTGTTGAAAACAAGGGTATCATCCGCGTAAAGGCAAAAGTTCCAGCAATGGCTTAATTTTAGAAAGGAATAATTAAAATGTTTAATATTTCTAAATTCACTTCGGTAGCGGGACAATCAGTTGGAATAAATGCAGAGATGCATTATTTGTATGAAACACAAGATAGTGCTGCTACAATTCAAAAGACAGACGCCAATCACTTCAACAATTACTTTGCTGAAGTCTATAGCGTATTAAGCGAAGGTAACATCATTACGGTTCGCCACATGAGCACGCCTGACGATACGGAACACGTTGAATCTATGACCTCTACTGTCATTGATGAAATCGATTATATTGTTCTGTATAAGGGCGAATATCGCAATGCTGCAGGCAGTGTTGAAAAAGTTGTCTATGTATATCCATTGGAAAGTGGACAGCGCATTCTCATTCGCAAGTTCGATAGTGCAACCAGCTTCACAAACACGAATGTTTCGTTCCAATTCCCCGTTTGCGTAAGCAAGATTGGTATTGCTCGTGTTAATACAATTGGTGCTGGACAGACGTTAACGTTGACCTTGAAGCAACATGATAACAATGGAACTCAAATTGGAACGGTTTCGATGACGGCTGCTAACTCTGGAACGGCTGGTTACTTCAACGAACAAGAGTTTGCAAAAACAGCAAGCTGTGTTGAAACCACGTTCAATATTGCTGGAAATACTCCTGCTAATAGTACTGTTCCGTTTATCGTATACTTGATTGCAGAAGGTGATGAATCAGCTCATTTGGATCAGATTGCTTTGAATGCTGCTGTTGCCAATGCAAATTTAGGTGCTACTGCAAATCTAGTGTCGCCAACGTCAGGTCTTATTAAGCGTTTGCTTGTAGGTCTATCTCATGACGCAACGGATGATTGCACATACACACTAAAAATCAATAATGTAAACGTAACGGGTGGTGTTGCAACAATTGATTCTACCGCTGCAGATAAACGTAGCGGTGTTGCTACTCCAACTGCATTGAATGCGGTTAATGCGGGTGATGTAATTGGTGTAGAATATACTGCCGACGGTACTGCAGGTTCTTCCGCTGCTGTTTCAGTATTGATTGAACGATAACAATTAACCTTTGGGTGGGATTCATCTAGTGGTCTCACCCAAAACCAATTAACATGGCAGCTACGACTTTTCAGACAAAAATACAGGTATGCAATTTAGCTCTCAATCTAATTGGAGCTAATGAAATAGAATCTTTTTCAGATAATAGCAGAGAGGCGAAACTGCTAAATGCAAATTACGAGCTCTGGGTTCACCAGTGCTTTTCTAAATTTCAATGGCGGTTTGCAGTAACGGCTGCACAATGCACGAAGCAAGCAACATGCCCAATTCCACAATGGAAGTATGCGTATCTCCTACCAGGAGATTTAATTGCTATTGATAGCGTATATTTAAACCGAGTTAATCCGGTATATGATACTTCTACAAATCCGCCTACGATCATTCGTTATGATAATGCAATGGCTGGCGATAGGCTTAATTGGAAAGATTACGCATTATATTCTGGTAGCTTGCTTTGCACCAACGTTCCTGATGGTGTCTGGGTGCAATATAGAAAGCGTGTAGCAGAGCCAACATGGACGGCTTCTTTCATTAACTATGTTGCATATTACATTGCTATTCAGCTCTGTCCAATGATTGGTCGTCAGTTTGAATTACAGAAACAGCTCATAGGATTCACGTATGGTGCTGGTGCAGATAGCGTATATACAGTAGCGTGCAATGATGATGTACAGCAATACACGCCACAACTTTTGGATACTAACCTTTTGCAATCACTTAGGGAGATGTACTAATGGCGGTCACACTTTGTCCACAGTTTAGTTTTACGGCAGGTCAACTGGATGCAAATATATCACAGCGTGGTGATCTTCAGCAGTATTATAAGGGACTGAAGAAGGCTGAGAATGTAATGGTGAAACTAACGGGCGGAGTGAAGCGACGTTATGGCACTAAGTTTTTGAGAGCTGCACCTACGACAAATGCCGATAAAGAATTTAGAATCATTGACTACAATGGGTTCAATGCTAATGGTACAACATTTACACATGTCATCGTCTTTGGACACAATACTGCTGACGTATACGACGTCGATACTAATACTTATTTGTGTAGTTTTGCTACTGGTAAATCCGCATCGTTAATGACGCAATGCGATTACGAAACCGATCGCAACAAAATAATTTTCGTTCATGAGACCGTAAAACCTTTTGCAATTACATGGGCAAACTATGGCTTAAATGCAGGAGATTATACGGTCGCAGATTTAGATTTGGTTAATATTCCAGACTATGAATTTGTAGCTAATGACAAAACAGGGACAACGCTAGGTGGTGGTACTTTAACACCATCTGGCGTTACAGGATATGTCACATTAACTGCAAGCACGGGTACACCTTTTGCTAACACAAACATTTCGCCGACAGCTACAGACGCCGATTGGGAAGGAAAGAAGATTGTGATCAGTCCGGTAGGGGTGGTTAGAATTGTTTCCAAGAAATCAAACACAGTTGTTTTGGGGTATGTAGAGCGCAGAATATCCTCAACCGACGCTGTAGCTTCAGGCAATTGGACGGTAGAAATTGGTTGGGAGCCAATTATATCTGCTGATAGAGGATACCCGAGAACAATAGCTTTTTATGCTGGGCGTATGTACTTTGGTGGTACAAAAAGCATACCAAATCTTTTAATGGCTTCTACCATTGAGGACAATTACGATTTCGACTTGGGCGATGCTAGTGACAATGACGGGTTCTATGAACTGTTGGACTCCAGAGATACTGCTCATATATACATGCTTCAATCAAGGAACACTCTTGAAATCTATTGCAATGAATCCGTCTATGTCATAGCAACATCAGGCTTTATTAGCCCAGTAAATGTCAAAGTTACAAGAGCTTCTTCTGTTGGTATTACTCCTAGAGCAGAAGCTCCGTTGATCAGTGATGGTGGTTCGGTATACATCAACCATGATGAAAACGGTATATATTATCTGTCATATCTCTTTGATGTAGAATCTTATCAGAGCCAAATCATTAGCCAGATGTCATCTGAGTTGGTTTCAAACTCAAGCTCCACATTTAATACGGTTGTGTGGAAAGGCAATGATGAGTTTAAAAACAACTTCTTTGCATACATCGATGGCGATGACAACGTGGTATTCATCACAATACTTTTAAGCCAGGAGGTCATTGGGTTTACCAAGTTGATCTTCAAACATAATGGCAACAATTCTAAGATATATGCCATATATGCTACCAATAACAAGTTCTATTTGATTAAGGACTCTGGTTTGGCTGGCGGTTATGATTTTGTATGTTTAGATCCAGAATGCTACTTAGATAGCTCTGTTAGTGCTACGGTAGCTGCGGGTGCAGTTACTGGTTTAGCACGGCATGTAAGCACTACGGTTGATGTTATTTTGAAGACAGACGGTAGTTATCTCGGACAGTTTGCTGTAGATGCTGGAGGCAATCTGAATCTTGGAACAAATGATTACGATGGCCAAGACATTGAGATTGGCTATGGCTATCTTGCAAACATTGAAACACTTCCTATAGAGGATGTTCAACGCATTGGCTCAAGTATTGGTAAAGAAAAAATCATCAGCGAGGTGTTTGTAAATCCGGAAAGTGTTGCAAACATGACCATCAATGGTTATACTATAGTTGACAAAAGCAATACAAACGCTGTGACGAACTCTTTTGTAAATAGGACACAATATGGTTGGAGCAGGGAGCAGACCATTAAAATATCTCAAACCAAACCTTTGGCTTTGAGCATTAGAAACATTCAAGTGAAAGCGGAGGTTAACGAATAATGTTATTCTCTTTATTAGGTAGTAGCTTATTGAATGCAGGACTTGGAGGAGGAAGCTTTAAGGATGCATTTAAAAATATTGGTTTAGGATTTGCTGGCAATTTAGGTAGTGCAATACCTGCGTTGTTTGGATCAATAGGACAATCCGGAAGACGTATGCCAAGCTATGGTGACACTGGGCTTGGAAGGAGTCTTTTAGATACCAACAAGCGTGTTTCTCAGATTGGTCTAGCCAAGAAACAGAGAGATGTCATTAAACAAGCCAGGACAGCTCAAGGCACGATTAGTGCATACTTAGCTGGACGTGGATTTGCTAAGGGTGGTTCTACTGCCATGATCCTTTCAAATCAAAATCTCAATAACGCAATGGAAGACATTGAGATGGCTGGACTGGAAACACATCAGAGAATACTGGAAGCAAACATTAGGCAACTTCAAGGCGATTATTCTATGATGAATAATTTGGAGGCTATGAATTTATCATACGAAAATCCAATGGTTAAATTCATGAAGGAAAGCTTTATACAGCCAATGATTAGCCAAAACCTAAGCAATATTGGGAAACAAGTAACAGCGTCAATCAATGGGAAATTAGATGAGGAAACCAAATAATCATTTTATACGTAAGGAAGACATAATCTATACTCCACAAGTTGGTGTCAGTGATGGCTTGGCTAGTGGTTTGTCTGCTGTAGAAGGAGATAGGCGGTTGGTTGGTCAGGTGTTTGAAGTTGCAAAAGCTATTCAACAAAGCGAAGACAATCTACGTCAGTCTATTACGGAACAACAAAACAAGGTTCTTTTATTAGACGCGGTAAACAAAATTAGTTCTATCAATCAAAGTTTGTATGAGGAGCTAAAGTATGATCCTGATAGGTTTAAAGTAGCATCTAATGAGCAATCTGCAAAAGTAATAAACGAACTTCCTTTGTTGTTGAGAGATGTGGCCAAGAACTCTTTTTTACAACAACAGAACGGTTATTATTACAAAGCACTAAACAACAAGCGAGAATACCTCGACAAACAATCGTTTGAGCAAACACAATTAAGCATTAAGAATTTAGCCAAAGACGCATCCTCGTCGATTGTAGGTCTGTTTAACGCAAACCCATCATTAAATATACAATCTCAAATTGGTTTGGGTTCTTCCATTGCGCAAGCTATGCAGTTTTTGGGAGCAAAAGATTCTTATGGCATGGATCTGTTTTCTCCGTTTCAAAAAGAAAAACTATCTCAAGGTTTTTATGGTACGTTATTTGAAGGTTTTTCTGAATTAAAATTTAATTCATTAAAAACTACAGATGAAAAACTTGGTTTTATAAAAGACGTTCTTTTGGGTTCAGCAAAAATTTCCTACAAAGACCCAACGACAAATGCGGATGTTGAAATTCCGTCTTCTATGTTAGACCAAGACGGTAGAAATTCTATTGCAAAAACATTGTCAGAAAAACTAAAACAAGAAACTTTTCGAGAAAAAGAAGCTGTAGAAAAGCAACACGTTCAAAATGTTATTGCTGGGAAAAAACTTCCTGCTTACAAAGTTGAAAAATATTTAAACGCAACCAACACAACCTATAAGGACTTTAAACAACAATATGGTTTAGAAAATATTGCAGGTGCGGATTTACAAACAATAGCTGCAACAACAAATTCAATAGTTGGCTTTGTAGGTAAAACAAGATCGTTACCGACGGAACTTAAAAACGATATAGAATCTTGGAAAAACTCAGGGAATCCAATGCTGTTTAAAATGGCAAGCGATGTTACTGGTTTTGTTTTTGCAAACTTTCCTGAGCTTTCTAACAAAATGAATAGCAAGAGTTTGGCTGAATGTTTAACAATGTACAACCTTACAAAAGCTGGTGTTCCTGTTGATCAAGCTTATACCACCGTTTTTCAAAACTTTTGGAAAATGAGCGCTGAAACAAAACAACAAAGGCAGAAAGAGTTTGATAAATTAAAAACAATACACTTTGGAGAACTAACTCAGAAAAATTTTGTTACCTCAAGTGCTGGTGATGAATATAAAAAGCAACTTATGTTTGTTGCAGAGCAATTATATACTTCTGGTGCAGACATAGATGTAGCAAAAAGTGTTGCAGAAAATGCATTAAGCAGCCGTTGGGGTTCCAGTATAATCAATGGAGAAGAGTATTTTACGGCATTACCTCCAGAAAAATATTATGCAATGGAGGGAATTTTAACCCCAAAAAATATGAGAGATCGTCTCAACGAGTTTGTTAAACCTTATGTGAAAGACGTTAACGACATAGTTATTATAGCAGATGATCAAACATATACTGAGTTATACGGAGACGCTCCAACACCTTCTTATGGATTGTGGCATAAAAACGAGATGGGGTATTTGGAGGTTGTTTTAAATGATGCAGGACAGCAGGTAAGGGTTGGAAAGAATCTTTGGCGAGATGATTTGGAAAGATCATATGAACAGTTGGGTAGCGATTTAAACAAAGTAGACATTGAAATAGCAAGCTTGTGGAAACAAGTTCACGACGAGAATCCATCGATTTCTTTACCTTATGGAGTGTCTGTTCCTTATAAGAAAACAACACAACCAAAACTTAATGAAATCAAAGCAAAAGAATCCGAGCGAAACAAAATCAAAGAAAACATTAAGCTTACAAAAGAAGAAAGAGATCGTCGGTTGGTTAAGAAAAATCCAGGCTTGGCTATGTCTTTCAACAAAGCATCTTTATTGAAACTAATACGGGAGTAAAACATGGTTGTAGTGATACCAGGAGCTGTAGAAGACCTAAACAATCTTTCAGAGGAAGAGTATTATCGGAAATGGAATCAAACCAAAACAGGTCAGGTTTATGGTTTTCCAATGGAAGTACGCTCTGAGAAAACAATTAAGAAAGATGTGTCTGAGGGTTTTTGGGGTACGCTATGGGCAGATCTTGTTTCAAGTCCTGTTGTTTCTCTTGGTAGAGTATTGTTGGCTTCCGAAGGTGAAAGAGATCCTAATTTTAAAATAACAGAGGACAATGTAAGGGGCTATGAAGATTATCTTGGAACGTTGCTTTATGCGAAGAATGAACAAGAACTTGCAAAATACAAAACCATTGTTGATGATATACGACTTAAAAAACAAATAGTATCTGAGTCTAATGGATTTTGGGGAACGACAGGTAAGCTTGCTGGAATGTTTTCTGATCCAACATTTTTTGCTGGAGGGTTAATAGGTGGAGCTGGAATAAAAACAGTTGGTGCTATAACCAAAGGTTTTGCTTGGTTTAATAAAGCAAAAGGTTTTGCAGGTAGGGTTGTTGCCGATAAGTTTGGAAAAGATTTTGCGTATAGTGCCGGTGGCATGATGTTACGTGGCGTTGGCGCAGGTGCACTAAGCGGAGCTGCAACGGGCGCTGGAGTTGCTGGAATAGATGCTTTAATAGAAAACATAGACTATACAGACGCATTAAAACAAATTGCTGGCTTATCTATTTTTGGAGGCGGTATTGGTTTGTTTGTTGGTGCAGGCAAAGGAAGAACTTTATCGTTGCAAAGAAAACGTGCTGGAAAACTTGTAAACGCAATAGCTACAGAAAATCCAAATAAGCTCATATTGTCAGACACGGAATGGAAGAATGCAATTAACAACCCAGAACTTATTAACTCAAAAATTAAAGACGCTTTTGGGCTAGAACAATTACAGACTGCACCAGATGTTAGAGCAAACTTAAGCCCTTCTAATGTTACAAGAAGTATTTTTAATACACTTGCCGATGTACCTTTTGTTGTTGTTAATGAAAAATCGGGAGAAGCAATAACGATTGTTCCTTCTGTTGAGGCTGTTGCATCGTCTAGGTCTGCAGAATATTTATATAATCTTCAAAAAACTACCAATATATATTATTCTCGTTACTTAAAAGAAAAGTATGGTGAAACAAGTATATCTAAGCTTAAAGCGTTTAAAGATTTACATGTATGGGCTGGTGGAAAAGATTATGAAACTTTTCTAGAGGAATTAAGCCGAGAAGGGCACAATCCTGGATCTTCTTCAAGTGCTGTAATAAGAGAATTCGCACAAAAAAACTATGAAGAAATTATAAAACCATTAGCAGATTATGGCATGGAGTATGATCTTTGGGATTATAAAGCTAGTGATTTGTTTGAGATAGACCAACAAATCAAAGCTATTGGAAAAGTTGAGTTAAGCAAAGAAGATTTATTGGCTGGTAAAGCAACTGAAGAGATTGAAAAAAAGAAAGCTCAAATTGAAGAACTAAAAGCAAAACGTTCTCAAATTGAAAAAAAGAAATATACACAAAAAGATTTCCCAAATCTTCCACAAGGAGAGCGTTATTTTCCAAGAAGATATGACCCTGCGAAAATATCAAGGAATAGGGTAGAAGCAATCAAAGACATTAAAGAGGGTCTTTGGAGTATATCAAAATATAGACAATTGCGTTTTGTTAAAGGAAAGGCTTTAACAAAGAAGATTCAAAACACCATTCAGAAGGAAGATGAAAAGCTACAAGGAATAGCTGAAGAAGTTGTTTCAAAAATACTTCATGAAGAAGACAAGAGATTTGTATCTTCTCCAAGAAAAACTAGAGGTTCTGAGCTTCATAGAAGTTTAAACTTTTCTACTGAATACGTTAAAGATTATCTCATTCAAGATCCATTAAATGCATTAAGAGATTACATTAGAAATGTAATAACAGACACTGAACTTCTTAAGCGATTTGGTACATTAGACGTAAATGTTTTAGCTAAAAATATAGAGCTAAGTTATGAACCTTTATTGAACAAAGCTGTTTCTGAAACACAAAGAAAAGCTTTAATCAAAAGAAGAAACAACGATGTTGATGATTTAAGATGTGTTTGGTGTCGTGTTCGTGGCATAACAAACTATACCGCTGAAGATTTAACAGAGCTTGGACGTTCTTTTAATCACGCTTCTAATATCGTAAACAATCTCAATGTTGCTCGGTTAATTGGTGGTACGGTTATATCTGCAACTACAGACCTTGCTCAAGCATGTATGACTGTTGGTTTTAAAAACTTCTTCTTTGGTGGTTTAAAAAAATGGTTTAATAAAGACTTTAGAGAAGCCTTTATGGGAGAAGAGGACGTATGGATAAGAGCAATAGATCACTTTAAAAACACACGTCAATTAGGTTTTTACAATCAGATGATAGATGATGGCGTTCTTGCTGCTGTTGACAATTTTTCTGGGAAACTTGCTGATCTCTCTGTTAAAATGTCTATGATTACCAAGTGGGACCAGTTCAATAAATTTGTCGTAGGTTATGTTACACAAGAAAGAATACTTAAAATAGGCGAAAAGCTTTCTAAAAAATCAAAACTTTCGTTAACCGATTCTGATTGGCTTACAACAACAGGTGTTACCCAAGATAATGCGATCAAAATGTTTGAACAGTTTCAAAAGTATGGTCGCATAACAGATGGTGGAATATGGGAATCTTCCGTTGGATATTGGGATAGTAAAAAACTACAAGATATATTTCGTGGTGCCGTTAAGAAGCTTCAAAATCAAGCAGTGTTAACTCCTGGAGCTGGTTCTGTACCAACGTTTTTTGACACAAAAGGATTAAAAACAGTTCTTCAATTTAAACGGTTCACATTTAGTGCATACTCTAAATGTATGTTGCCAACACTGCAAAAGAAAGACATGGAGGCTTTTTCTGGCATTGCAATGATGTTGTCGATAGGTATCATGAAAGCATATCTACGTTCATTGAAGTCTGGCTATGCAATTTCTATGTCAGACGCAATACACACAAGTTTAAAAGAAGCTGAGGTTGGTGCATATTTAGGAGATGCGTATGGTCTTGCTTCGAATTTTCTCGGCTTGAACGAAAAGAAAAACAGAGCAGGACATCAGTTCATGCGTGATATGTTTGGTACAGGATTTGATTTTATAGAAACAGCTTATGAAGGTGTGCCTGGTCTTACAAAACTTGCAACTGGATTGGGTGGAGAAATGAACTATAGCCAAATTCATAATGCCAGAAAGCTAATTCCGTTACAAAACAATATATTTTTATCTAAGATATTCGACAAAGTAGAGGAGTTTGCAATCGAAAGACGAGGAACAAAAAGAGCTAAAAAGATCTTAGCCAAAAAGAAAGAACGATAACAATTTAACTGAGGACACTAATGAGCGTACTACCAAATGATCGTTATGAAAAGACAACAGCAGTAGCTGGACAGACTGTGTTTAATTATGACTGGGATGTTCCCAGTGCTTATCCTGGACAGGTAAAAGTAATACAGTACGTCTTAGCAACGCAGACAAAAACAACACTAAATTATGGTGTAGATTACACTGTAGATGTATCAAACAAGCGTGTTACATTGACAAACGCTGCGGCTGCAGGTGACATTATTGTATTGTATTCAGGAACTCCTGAAGCACGTGAGACAGATTTCACTGGCTCTACAGTTAATGTTGCGGCTGCCAATGAGGCAATTGATAATTTAACATGGCAGACACAGCAGTTAGCGCGTGATGTAAAGCGTTGCGTCCGTGTAGACATGGTCGAGGGAATCATGGCAGGAGAACTACCTTCTGTTGATGATCGTAGAAACAAGTATGCTTCATGGGACGCTCAAGGTAATCTAACTTATGATGACCCTGTCACTGGTATTCTTAATGACTACATGCGTAAGGATCAGAATTTATCTGATGTCGCAAATGTCGCAACAGCAAGAACCAATCTTGGTTTGGGTGATGCAGCTACACGCAATGTAGGTACAACAGCAGGTACTGTAGCCGCAGGAGATGACTCACGATTCCTTTCTCAAGCTCAGAAGAACGCATTAACAGGTGGAAACAATGCAGATGGTTTGCATACTCATAGCGGTTATGTTACTATTGGCGAAAAAGGTGCTCCAAATGGTGTTGCAACGCTTGGTTCTAACGGAAGGCTTCCATTAGCACAATTGACCCCTGAAGCTGTTACAACCGTAACAAATTCAAGTTCGGATGGAGAAGTAGTATTGTTTAATGGTGTTGGTGGTTCAGAAATTAAACGCTCAAACAAAACATTGCCTGCTGGAGACGTCGTAGGTACTACAGACGCCCAGACGTTAACCAATAAAACAATCAACGCCGACAACAACACAATAACCGATCTTGAAGTAGATAATTTAAAAGCTGGTGTACTCAATACAGACTTAACGGGTGCTACAAGCGATACCGAGATTCCATCTTCTAAAGCAACAAAAGATTATGCCGATACAAAGGTTGGGGCTTTGGTTAATTTAGGAACGGGTGCTCAGGTTGGAAATCGGTTAAATGGTGGAACATTAGAGCTCAGAACTCTGGTTGCTAAAGATGGTATTCAACTTGTACAAAATGAAAACGACATCTATCTTTACGCAGCTCCTTCAGAGGTAACTTTCCCTGTTTTTGATAAAGAAGGAAATGGTGCTGATTGGTACAAAAACACAGTAGGAAATCACGTTCAATTTCGTTCTTTCACTGGCTCAAATGGTGTTACGGTTGCTCAGAATGGCGATGAAATAGATTCATCTTTGTCAAACATTGCTGCTCAAGGTGATATGATTGTCGGTGACAATACTGGCGTTGCAAGTACTTTAGCGAAAGGTGCTGATAACCAAGTGTTACGTATGGATGGCGATGACCCGAAATGGGAAACACTGGGTACAATGGCAGACCAAAATGCAAATGCTGTTGCAATCACTGGCGGTACAATTTCTGGCTTAACAGCTCCAATGGCGATTGCTGATGGTGGTACTGGACAAATTACCAAGACGGCTGCTTTTGATGGACTCAGTCCTTTAACTTCTCAAGGTGATGTTCTAACGCATGATGGCACGAATAATGTACGTCTTGCGCGTGGTTCTGCTGGGAAATATCTTAAGATGAATCCAGGAGGAACAATGCCTGAATGGGGTGATGGTTATGTCACACCTACAACAACGCAGGGCGACATCATTGTTCGTGGAGCGGCTACCGACACGCGGCTAGGAATTGGCACTGCAGGTCAGGTTCTCAAGGTCAACGCTGGAGGTAATTCTCCTGAATGGGCAAGTGCCGAAAACCCAACATTAACAACACGAGGAGACTTGCTAACGAGAGGTGCTGGTGGTGAGGTTAGACTACCAATTGGCACCGCAGGTCAAGTGCTTCAAGTAAATGCTGGTGGTACTGACCCAGAGTGGGCTACGTTGGGTTCAATGAGTACTCAGGATTCAACCAATGTAAATATTACCGGCGGTACAATTTCAGGGCTTACGACACCTTTAGCTGTTGCTTCTGGTGGTACTGGTGTAAATGCTTTTGGAACTGCCAGTCAAAGTCTGTTGGTAAATAAAACAGCAGATGCTTTAGCGTGGCATGAAGTTGATTGTTTGGATATTGCCAGCTTAAAAAATGGTTTGGCAGATGGTACTGACTTAAACACAATCACAACTCCTGGTACTTACTGGATGCAATATGGTAATACGGCTATAAACAAGCCTGCAACAATAACTGTAGACCCCATTCGTATTACTGTTAAACAAATCAATACGAACAATATTATTCAAACGGTTGAAGTAGCGGAATCTAATCAGCACTTTGTCCGTGTTTATAGAATTAGTTCGGACACTTGGAGTGATTGGAATCCTCAGACAAATGTAGCCTTCTGTATAGGATTGAGTTCAGGATCATTAACCGGTACTGCCGATTCTTCATATCACAAGGTTGCGTTGGATACTCTCTTCTTCAATACAGCAAAAGGAACTTTTGCTTCCAATGGTTACAAGCTACCATACACTGGAAACTGGTTGTTCATATTAAAATGTAATTGGTGGTCAAATGTTGTATCTACCAAGTATTGTGAAATAGCAAAAGGATCTTCTTTAACACAGCTTGAGTTTGGTTGTCATTATTTTGCAACAACTAGCCAAGATAACACAACTACCACAGTGACAGCGCTTGCTTCATGCAATAAGGATGATGAAATTTATATGGCTGCAAATAACATGACTACTAGTGGTGGTCTTCGTATTATTGAAGGAACTCGTTTGCAAGGAATCTATTTAGGGGTTTAATTATGAAAGATATATTTTTAGTAGCAAAATATTATGGGATGCAACACGGTGTTGAAATAACACCTTGTGATGTGATTTGTGTTAATTTGGATGACGGAAAAGGTTCATTCATTTCGCAATGGAATATATCGGACAAGCTTCCACAGCCTTCAATGGAAGAGCTGGAAGCTTTAGAGCCAGAAGCAATGCTGTATTACGCTCGGCAAAATAAACTTGCTGAGCTGGATACAAAATTCAATGATGCTATTGAGAATGGTCATATGACATGTTCTTTTGGTGTTGAGATTGATGCCAACAATGACGCCTTGCGCAATGTAGGAAACCTGTTGTTGGTCATGGGTGCAGATGACAAGGAATTGTTTTGCGACTACAACAATCAATTCCATGAACTAACACGCATTCAAGTTGAGTTGCTTCAAAAGGAAATCATAGGACACATTAAGGAGCTCTATGCCAAAAAATGGTCCTACCGCGAGCAAATTAACACATTGACAACGGCGGAGGAAGTCGATAGTATATTTATTGAGTTTTAATAGTTTTTATTTTTCATGGGCTAATGGGGGAGACGTCAACAGCATACCGTCCCCCATTTGTCTTATAGGACACTAGATATGGATTGGGAACCAAACTTAGACGATTACAAGGGCAAAATATTTCGCACACTGGATGTAGGAGCTGCGAGAAGAGCGAACTACAACTTCGCATTGGAATGCAGAAAGAGCTTCAAATGGTGTTGTGAAAACAGTATTCGCATCATCAACAAAGAGAATCAGCGTGTGTTCATGAAGCTTAACAACGCTCAAAATAAGCTCTATCAGAAATGCAAAGAGCAAATGGAGAAAAATAATCAGATTCGTTTGGTGATCATCAAAGGTCGTCAGCAGGGAATCTCTACCTTTTGCCGTGCCATGATTCTTTGGAAGCTATCCTACTATCCTCAAACGACGGGGCTCATTGTTTCACAGCGAGAGAAAGACTTACGAGAAAAGGCCTTTCGTGGATTGATTGACATGCAGACATTGAAGCTTCAGCAAATGCCAGCAAGCCATCAAACCAGTACGCAATTAAAAATTGATCATGGTCAAAGCGGTTACTCCATATGCTTTGGTGAATGGGCTGCGACCGAAGGTCAATCTCGTGGCGATAGATATGACATTGTGCATCTAACTGAGGTTGATTATTATCCTGATTGGAAAAAGTTCTGGGCTGGTCTTTCGCAGTCAATCCCTAATGGCAATCGCTCTGTAGTATTGATTGAATCCACATCTTCAGGACGTAAAGCTTTGTGGGACATGTACCAACAGAGTTTATCTAAGGATAGTCCATTCGATTATGTATTCATTGCTTGGTACGAACAGGAAGAATATCGTCTTCCTGCTCCTGCAGACTTAGAGTTGACCGACAAAGAGAAAGAACTCAAAGACAAATTCAAGCTAGATAATGATCAAATCTTTTGGTATCGTCAGAAGCGTCTTGAATTGGGTTCTGATATCATGCTTGCACGAGAGTATCCAAACACTCCTGAAGAAGCATTTTCTGTATCGAGCAATAATTCTTTCTTTGATTTTAATACCATTGAGGAAGCCATCAAGCAGGAGGAGATTCCCGACAACAGCTCTCCGTTAGTGCTTGGTATTGACCCATCACGCATGCGAGACAAGACTGCCCTTGTATGGCGTAAAGGTCGTAATATTGCTAAGGTAGAAAATCTTGAACCAATGGCAGACACAATGTATTTGGCACGAGTTTTGTACAACAAGATTGCAGAAAAGCGACCAAACTTTGTGTATGTCGATGTTGGGGGATTAGGTTCGGTGTCTACGATCGGCTCAGAGAGATGGGGGTCATGGGATTAAACCCTGTAAACTTTGGTGAAGCTCCTGACGACAAAAACAAATACTTTAATCGCCGTGCAGAAATGTATGGACGCGCTAAAGAATGGCTTGCCAATAAGCCAGTTCATATTGTGGATGATCAGGAATTCATCAATCAGCTGTTGATGATAGAGCTTGATCCGACATCATCTAAGGTTCAGTTGGTTTCAAAAAGTAGGATGTTGTACTCACCAGATATTGCCGATGCATTTGCAATGACATTCTATGAGAACAACAGCCAATACTTCCAAGATAAAACCAACTTCACAAACATCAATATCAAGACTGATTGGAGTCCGTTTGATTTTTAAGACATAAGATCGTTTAGAAGTGTGTTGTAATATTTATCATTATCTAACGGTATTGTAAGAGCGTAATGCGTTATTGGACGATGTACAAACAATACGTTTAAAATTTCTTTTGCTGTGTCTTGAACTTTCAACCTGAAATCGTTGTCTGTATCTCTAAAACCATCTGCCTCTAGTTTGCTTTCGGTGCACAGTTTTACGTGTATAATATATTTATATCGTCTAAACATCTCTGTATTTGCATCAAGCGCACTATTGATTAACAAACCATCTACTCTTTCTTTGCCCTCAATAAAAACTTTTAGTTTGTTTTCGTTTTTTGGAATACTAAAAAAGTAATACAGAGGGTCTATCACTGTACGATCGCAGAAAACAATATCATAATCTGAAGTCAGCAACTCATTCTCATACTCCATTTGTTTTTTAATAATGAGATTGGTTGCGTATATGGTTTGTTCGCCATGAATCTTGAACTTCGGGTCGTTAAGTTCAGCAACCTTACGAACGACTTCTTCAAGCGTGATTGCTTTGAGCCCTCTCTCAATTGCAAGGGCTGTTAATTTTTCAGCGAGGGTTGTTTTACCTACGCAGTGTGTTCCTGTTATTCCTATAAAAACCGGAGTCTTCTTTTTTTGTTTACCTAGTGTCATTTTTTCAAAAACCTTTTTAAAACGCCTTAGGATTGTTTCTGTGTGTCAAACATGAACACTTTGTAGTGTTTTTGTTTAGAATCGTTTTTAGAACCGTTTAAACGCGTTTTAAGCGAAGCTAATTCAATGGCAAGCTTCAGAAAATTATCCATTTCTTTTTTTTCAAAATTTGTGTCCATTTTTTCTTCTCCAAAAAAATCTTCAAACAAATGTAAGACGTATGCTCCATGTTCGCCGTCGGCAGACTTGATCAAAAGTGCTCTAACTTCTGATTTTGTCATGCTGTTTCTCCGTAGATTAGTTCGTTTATGTAGTCGCGGTTTATGCAAACATATTCTCTATCGTTTTCTTTGTGTAAAACAATGAAACCATTTTCTTTGAGCCAGTTTTTTGTGTTAAGTACGTCTTCGCGATTGAAATAGTACCTTTGTACAAAAAGCTCTAATGGGCATTGCGTTGGCTCAAATTTGTTGCATTCGCATTCGTAATAATACTTGCCCAAAAGCAGTGCTTTCATGAAATCCCCTTTGAACAACTTCAAAAAGTTTCCATTAACAGAGACGAGCTTCGTGTTATGCATTGCCTTTTTGTTGATGTTCCTAAATTTAGTGTCCTGTTTTGTGTTCATGTTGTTTTCCTATGCAAACAAAAGATATAAAGGGTTTCTTGGGTTTTTGTAAAACCATTTACGAACGTCTTCAATTTTGCTCTCAGATGGTAAACCAATATTGTGACTATACTTCAATAACCAACCCCAAATGTCGCTCGGAAGTTTTTTATCAAACGGTATGTAGTCTTCAAGTTCTAACGTAGGACGTTCGCCTGTTTCTTCTTCGTATTTGTCTTTCCAGTTTATGTAACCTTGTCGCCCCATCATTGTAACGCACGCAATTTGTGTTATCAAGGAGTCCTCTTTCGATTTAACCTGTTTAATTACGTTTTCTACGGCATCAGAAACAAGAATTTCTTTGATTTCTTTTGGTATAAACTTCCATTCGTTGTTATATTCGTCGGGTAAAAATCTATCAAGCAGGTTTAACTTTCTTGCGATTCCTATACGACGATTAAGGTCTTTGGGTTGCTCTATCTTTTTTGAAGATATAACCTGAGTTTTTTCATGCTCTTCCCAGTATTTTTGATTCTCAGTTTGATTATTTTGTTGTTCCTGACGTTGTTCACGCTCTGTCTTCCACTCCTCCGTCCAACGCATTTTCGATGGATTCAAAAATGTGGACATATCCATATGGGGTCTATCAAAACCACGAGCTCTTTCTTTGGCTAAAAAAGAAACATATCTTTCATAACCCTCACCAACTTCTTTGATTTTGTTTTGGTTTTTTCCATTGTTTGTGATC